CCCTTTGCGTTTAGGCCGCCACTCGGATTCTTTCCCTCTTTACGCTGCCACGCTGGTGTCTTCATAGGGCACTTTCTTCAAAATCACATACATAGAATCAACTGCTCGCGGCAGTCGCAGTATTTCATCTTGTGGCAATTCTAGGCTTGCACCGTAATTGCTGAGACTCATTTGCAAATGCGTCAACTCAAACCGACTACCCTTCCAGCCCAAGTACCACGCCCACTCGCAGTAATACACCCACGACTTTTCGTTGAACGCACGCACATGAGTCGGGTCTTGCCACGCGCCGTGACTCAAGTCATAGGGCACATGAATGTGCATCTCGCCGCCTTCACGCAACAAATCCCGACAGTTTGTCATGGCCGTCACCAAGTCCGGTATGTGCTCCAACACATCATTGGCGATGATCTTGTCAAAGCAAAAAGGCTTAATAGTCACCAGCCCAACTGGTGACTGTATGACTTCACCTAGTGACAATTTGCAAATGTCCAGCACCCAATCAGCGCCAACATCAGCGCGAATGTCAGCATTCACGCAGTCAGTCTTGTAGTCCTTGCCCGAACCCAGATTAAGAGTTAAACCATTGCTTGGCATAGTCTGGCCTGTTCTTTAAAAGCCATGGAATGGCAGCCTTGGTCAATGCGTCACCATTCATGCCCACAGTCTGGCTGCCAATGTGGTGCACATATGACCGACTCAGGTAATGGTGAAAGCCTGCTTTTCTCAAATCCTCGCAATGCACATCATCGGAATACCAATTCAGCGGAGGAAACTTGGCCGCGCTCCACGCATCAGCGCCAATCCATGCAAAGATAGGGGATGGGCATTCCAGCGGCACAATTGCGTCTTCATAGGGGTACTTGAAGTAGTGCAACTGCTGCCCAAAGGGATTTGATCGCACATTTTGCACAGGTCTGGCCGCATCACAACGCGCTGAAACCCAGCCCACAGGCTCGCCGGTTTCCTCTTTCAACTGCCGGACATCCTCCATCAGCAGACGGTAGCTGGTAGGTGTCAGCACAATGTCATCGTTGGCGCAGATCACTGACTCAAAGCCATCGGCAAACGCCCTGTCCATGATGTCGTTGTAATCCTCACCGAAATTGTGCGGCGCACCAAAGACCTTCAGGTCAGCGTCAAAGCCGCCAATAATGGACTCTGGACCTCGCAAATACACAGGCACTTCTGGACAATACTCGGCAATGCTTGTGAGCATCACCCGCAAACCTTTGCCAGTGACTGTGCTGATGCATATGGGTGAGATCATTCGGGGTATGGGTAAAGTAAACCAGTTCTATTCGCAAAAGGTGATTCACCTTTTTTCAGTCTTGACTTTGCCCAAGATTCGGCTTTGTTGTAAATATCTTCTGTTGGCTTGCCATCGGATAACAGCAACCCCAACTCTTCTTTGGTCAGCGTTGGAACGATCAATGGATATTCACCAATATCAGACTCAGAAGATATCTCTGTTGACATCCTTCCATCTGTTGTTGGTAATTTACCCAAATAGCCAGAGCCTTTTGGGAATCCGCTTGAATGGCGCAAGCCGCCGGAAGCAAGACCTTCGCCTGCTGAATAGTTTTTTAAACCGACATTTCTACCCATGTCTTGACTCTGAGACAGACCCAAGGTGTTCATCAAATAATTCAGCAATTCTGGATTCATTACTTCGCCTTCGGCTTCTTCTTGGCGGTCTTGGCCGCCAGCTTGAAGTCAGCAGCAGATGGTGCTGCCTTTGATCCCACCTTGTTCATCTTCTCGCCAGAGCCAGCGGCTATGCGTTTTTGCTTGGCGTTGATGTTGGCGTACAAACCAGTCTTACTCTTCATCTTTAACCCCAATCTTGATGGTCAGCAAGGACTCAGTCTCTTCCTCTTCTTCCTCTTCCTTGACGATCCAAGCCGAGCAAGTACGGCTGGCCGCGCACTTGAAGTCGAATATCTCGCAATATCCCAAGTCACCGGCATCAATCATGCCCCAAGGGTCACCCTCATCGCCAATGCCCTTGGCAATGCAATCGAGCATTCCATCATCTTGGTTGAACGCCGCGCAGTTACCGCATCGGCTCATCTTCGCGTCTTCAGCGTCAACACCCCACTCATCAGCCATCTCCATCCAATACTGCTTGTTGGGCAGTTTGGGATTCTCAGGACCGTAGTTCGCAGACGCAATTGCCTTGCCGCGATTCTTCAAGTTCAGCGTGATGTCTTGTGTGGGCATGGGGCAACTCTTGCCATCCTCATAGCCCTCGTCTTTGTCCATGGCCTGATCCATGGTGCGTTTGAGCGTAGCCATTAACGCATCCCCTTGGTCTTCATGTTCTTGGCAGTGCGAGCACCGCGCATGGGCATCTTGGCCTCGGACATCGCAATGGCGATGGCCTGCTTGGGATTCTTGACTACTTTGCCGCCTTTGCCAGAGTGCAATGTGCCTTCCTTGAATTCGCCCATCACCTTGCCGACTTTCTTTTGTGCCTTGGTCATCTTCATCTGAATACTCCTTGAAAATAGGTTGTTGGTCGGTCTGACAACCCAGACAGTCGGCGATTGCAGGACTCAATGCCTTGCCATAGCGAACCAACACGGCTGGGGACTGTTGCGCTACCCCGAGAACCCCCGAGATCAATCCCCATGCGTGTTGACGCACAACCCAATTATGCAACCCTTGATAGGTTTCTTTTCAACGGTTGACTCCACTTCGTGCTGGCCTTTGACCCCATCATGCCAATCACAGCATCAGAAGCAAAGGTCAAGCAAAACGCATCAGCCTTGTCAGGCGAGGCCAAACCACGCTTTCTGATCTCATCTTTGCCCTCAATCTGAATCTTGCCGTTAGAGGTAAACGAATACCTGACTGTCGCCAACTCAGCAATCAGCAGCTCATCCTTTGGCAGACGGCAGTCCCTTTGCTCCAACCACGACTTGGCCTTGTACCAAAGCTCGGCCTTTAAGTTGCGGTAAGTTGTACCCATGGCTGGTGACTCGCTCACATTGATACCGCGAGCCGGTAAATTCAACTCTCTAAGACGGTCAACCACTCCGGCGCCAAGTCCAATGCTGTCAACCAGTATCTCTGACGGACGGTCAGAGGGCGGCAATATCTCGTACTCGGCCACCACCGCACCAGTCAACTGCATCAAATCCAGATTCTTCCAAGTCTTGATTGGCTCAGTCACCGCGTTACCGCGGCGCTTGCACAATGCGGAACGGTCAGAGCCAAAGCGTGCCACATCCAATCCCCAGACCAGTGGCGCATAAGGCGATGCCTCTACATCACGATTCATCGCCAAGTCCAGCAACTCCATAGGAATGACGGTATCTTCGTCAGACTTCGGAAACTCACCCAGCACGCGAATCCGGTAGGCATTGGAATCCTCACCGTAACGCGCCTTCATCTCCTCGATGTACGCCTCACTGACGCGGGGCGAGTCAGCGCATGACACCTTCATCGTCACCCAATCCCCCGCCAAACGGTTATGGGTGTCGTAGAAAAAGCCGCTGGAGCGCACCGGATTACCAAGTAACAGCGTCACAGCGTTGTGGCCGGACATACTTCCGCTGGCCGCCTCAAACACCTTCTCAGGTATACCGGATGCCTCATCCCCCACCAGCATCACATGATCACTGTGCACCCCCTGCAAGGCTTCGGGCTGCTCTGCTCTGGATGTTCTGGCCGAGATGAACGCTTCCTCATTCGCGCCAATCACCTCAATACGGTCCTGCTTCACATCCAATTGCTCGGCCAGCATGGGTGGCAACACCTTCACCCAACGCTTGACCTCCGCAAACAAGGCATCGTAGAGCTGGCTGGAGGTCGGTGCTGTGACCACCACCTTGACCGGAAAGCGCAAAAATAGATACCAAATCATCGCCCAACTGGCTGCGGTGGACTTGCCAACGCCATGTCCTGACCTCACAGAGATGCGGCGGTTGCCATTGGCAATGTGATTCAAGAATTCAATCTGCCACTGGTCAGGCTCAGTGTTGAGCACCTCGCGGACGAATAGGACAGGGTTGTGCTTGTAGAGCTTGACGAATTCGACAAAAGGGTTATTGGCCACCAAATCATTGGAAATTTTTTTCGGGGCGGCCTGCTTCGCGGCGGTGGGGGTAGGGGTGGTGGTCATCGGGTTATGGGATTCGGTAGGTGTTTGGCTGCGTCATCAGCCGCCCCCGCCGCAAACGCGCAAGGGGGGGGCATCGCGCCGCGCCAGGCGCAGGCCGCGCCCACTTTACAGCGAAAAGATATCCACAGGGGTATGCATCGCTAAGTCGTTGATTCATATACTTTCTTACAGAACGCTTACAGAATCCATTTAATACGATGTCCATTATGTTAAGTCAAATGTGGATAACTGGCCCTGATTTGCTCAATCAGTAAGCAGATTTGCGTTATCCACAGGCCAGTGTGTTCAATCATCGCGTTTTTCTGTGGATAAGTCCTCGAGCACCTCGGTATGGCGCAATGCCGCCATGCGTAGGTCTTGGACATTGATGTTGATTTGCGCGGCTTTTTGTAAGCCGTAAGTCTTCTGATCCCACCGTTCAGCCAGCCACTGGCGCGTTCGGATGCGCTGGACATCGCGCTGCGCGTGATCGACATCCATGCCGTCCGCGATCTCCACCGTCTCACACGCCAAAAGGTCTGCTGCACGCGTGCGCGCACGCGCAATCATAGCACCGTGATCGTTTTCCTCGATCCAATCATCAAGCGCACGCTTGCTGATCCCGAGTTCGATGCAGATATTGGCGATGCTTTTGCCACTTTCCACCATGCTGAAGATCATCTCTTCAGGCATATCGTTAAGGAACGCGACATCCTGCTTGCGCTTTGGGTTGCCAACCACGCTCAGACCCTCTTTAAAGCCGTTTTAATCCGCTGGACGATGTCCAGTACCTTTTCCTTGATCAAAGCCCCTAATCGCTTAATTTGTTCCATTTTTGAACCTCTCCGCTTGTTTGCTGTTGAATTTCTTTTCTGCTG